TGATTTATTTTGTAATGACTGGACAACTCTAAAACCGGTCGCGCGTGATGACATTGCTCCATTTGTCGTCGCATCCTTTGATATTGAATGTAATAGTTCTACCGGTAAATTTCCTGACGCAAATATTATTGGCGACGCTTGCTTTCAGATAGCCGTTTCTCTGTGTACATTTGGTAACGATGAACCGTATGAAAAGGTTTGCTTCTGTTACAAGAAAACTGAGGGACCCGATACCCGGAGTTTTGACACAGAGCGGGAAATGCTCGAAGCTTTCGGTCGTTACTTACACGAGAAGGATATAGATATCTTGACGGGGTGGAATATATTTGGTTTTGATCTCTCGTATATTTACAACCGAGCTATAATCTGTGGTTGTGAGCACACGTTTTACCAAATGAGTAAAATTAAAAATCACACGTGTAACATCTCAATCAAGAAGTTGAGTTCAAGTGCATTGGGTGATAACGTATTGAAACTTCTTCCCATTCCTGGGAGGTTTGTGTTTGATATGTTTCACGAAGTAAAAAAGGGGTACAAGTTGGATTCTTACAGTCTCAATAACGTATCAAAGATATATCTCGGCGACCAAAAAATTGACATGTCCCCAAAGGAGATGTTTATGCGTTATAAGGAGGGTGACCCAAAAAAACTTGGCGAAGTTGCCGAGTACTGTATCAAGGATACCCTACTCCCACACAAGTTACTGAAGAAGATGTGCACGTTATTGAATCTTCTGGAAATGGCGAAGGCTACGTGGGTTCCTCTCTGCTTTCTCGTAGAACGGGGGCAGCAGATCAAGGTCTTCAGCCAGCTCACGAAAAAGGCTCGTGAGCTGAATTTTAAAGTACCAACAATTAGGTACGGTGCTTTACCGGAAGAACCATACGAGGGTGCGACTGTTCTCGACGCTCAGAAGGGTGCGTACTACACACCAATTACAGCCCTAGATTTTGAGGCTCTGTACCCGTCTATCATGATGGCCCACAACCTATGTTATTCATCGTACGTCATGGATGAGAAGAGATATGGTGCCATTCCCGGAATCACCTACGAAACCTTTGAAATCGGTGATCGGAAATACAAGTTTGCTCAAGACGTTCCAAGTCTTTTACCAAGTGTTTTACTGGAACTCAAACAGTTTCGTAAAAAGGCTAAGAAAGACATGGCTGCGGCTACGGGTTCCATGAAAGAAGTTTACAATGGTAAGCAGTTGGCATATAAAATTTCTATGAACTCTGTGTACGGTTTCACTGGGGCTGGGAAGGGTATTCTTCCATGTGTTCCGATTGCCTCTACGACAACGTGTAAGGGTCGAATGATGATTGAAGAGACGAAAACCTACGTCGAGAAGAACTTCCCGGGCGCAAAGGTGAGGTATGGTGACACGGATTCAGTCATGGTCGAGTTCGATGTTGGTGACAGGAAGGGTGTGGAGGCTGTTGAATATAGTTGGGAAATTGGGGAACGTGCTGCAGAGGAGTGTAGCGCCCTATTCAAAAAGCCGAACAACTTGGAGCTTGAGAAGGTATACTGGCCTTACTTTTTGTACTCTAAAAAGCGATACGCCGCCAAGTTGTGGACGAAGGGGAAGGATGATCAAATGCATATGGATTACATAGACATCAAGGGTCTCCAGGTTGTCCGCCGCGACAACACACCCCATGTCCGCGAGGTCTGCAAGGAATTGTTGGATGTAGTCCTCACATCGAGCGACCCTGGTCCACCAACGGAGTTGGCTCGAGAAAGAGCTATAGAACTTCTATCTGGTGATGTTCCAAATGAAAAACTTATACTCAGTCAAAGTCTTTCGGATTCATACAAAGTCAATGGAAAGGGTGTATCAATTAACAGCGATGAAAGTGTGGGGATTAATCAGGCCCATGTCCAGGTGGTTGTAAAAATGCGTGAACGAAAACCGGGCTCTGAACCTCAGTCGGGAGATCGTGTTCCATATTTACTCACTAAAACTGGGGACCCGAAGGCTAAGGCATTTGAAAAGTCAGAAGATCCTAAATATGTTGAAGAGAATAACATTCCTGTAGACTATCATTACTACTTTGAAAACAAGTTTTTGAATCCGGTATGCGATCTTTTAGAACCATTGTTTGAAAACACAAAGCGTGAGATATTCGGTGAGATTATCGATAAACATAAACCCCCGAAAAAGAAATCTGAACCCGCTCTCAGCACGATGAAAAAGGATCAGCTCATTGAAGAGTGTAGAAAGCTTGGTTTAGACGAAACTGGCAAGGTGTCAGAATTGAAAGATAGAATCAAGCAGAGTAGGTTAAAGAAGGATGAAAGTGTTGATGACCTATTTAAAAAATACGAGCAATCTATTACAAAGAATGAGTTGGCAGGAACGTCTTAACGCATTTGTCGAAGCGGAAATTCAGGAGCGCGTGAACTTGGCTATAAATGAAACTTTTACAATTATTTCAAAAAAACATGCCATCCCAATGGAAATCCTTTTGAGGGATGCACCACAATCATTTTCCATCACAACATGTAAGGGTGCCAAGTCTAATGGACAGAGATGTACATTCAATGGTCAATATGATGGATACTGTAAACATCACCAGCATCAGGGTAAAAAAATACAACAGAGAAACTTACCAAGTTTAAATAAGCATACACACGGGGCTGAAATAATGTTCTCGAAAGATTGTCCAGAGTGTGTGAAATCTAAAGGGCTTATAGATTTGGATTCCATATTATGTAATGAGTAAATCCGACATTCTACTATCTTCAATAAATAATTTTTACAACGACGAAAAGAATAGAACTAAACTATTAAACATACTTGATAAAACGGCGGGTATATCTTTAAGAAATCTAGAATGGTTTATTACAAACTATTCAAAAAAAAATAACATCTCCTACACCACCAAGGATGGTAAATTTTTCACAGTACATTGCGCATATAAATCCAGCTTAGATGGGTACAGTAAAAAACTTTTTGATCCATTTTGTAGATCTCAAAAGTTTGGGTACATCATACCAGGGACATCTCATGAAATCCAGACAACATTGGCGCAGTTGAATTTCATCAAATGGTGTATCAAGAATAATATTATAGACTACATTAGCGATCATCGTATCTCCTTATTTAATAAGCAATCGACATGAACCCATTTTCAAATACAAATGTTTGATATCCAGTATAGTACATATGTAATGCATACGTTTTTGTAGCTATATTTACTAGAGATCCCGGAGAAGTATCAAGTATGACTTCTATGGATGTTTTATCTGACTGTATTTGACTAAAGTCCAAGTTCCCCGATGGTTCCACATTTATCGGATTCATCGAGAAACTGTAGGTGTAAATATTTCTATAAGGTCTCGCCAGTCTATGTTTGTATGGGATGAGGTACTTGAAATAATTGTGATTCGTTTTCGTGATATTTGGTAGCTTACTTCCATTGATGAAAAAGCTCGCACTTTCTAGAATGGGGTAGAAGAATGTTTGAGTCTCATCGAAATTGACATTGGATGAGAAATTAAAACGGTTTTGTGAATAATATGTTTCGCTATTTGTTTCATTACCCTTTGGTTGACTGTCATCTTCGAAATCTGTATTCCTTAGAAACCAATGGATACATTTTACGGGAATATCGGGAACGAGATTGTTATTGATAACATTTGTATTAAAATCACTCACCACTGTCGGGTGTTTTCTTACCAGATCTGTAATCAACGTCTGCCTTTCATTGGCTAGATATTTTCGTTCTTCTGGACTTACCGTGATTTCTTCTGTTATTATGTTGAAGGATGGTAACTGGAGATTGTCTGTAGTTTCAGTAAAAAATTCTTGTCTATGGAATACGAATTCAAATTCAATCTTTTGACGGTATACGGCACATAAAGGGAAATAAGGACGATTTGGTTTATTCGAAGAATATTCATCACTCGCATACTTCCTCGAAAAGAAAAAGTGTAGAGGTATAACCAATTCAGATTTATATTGGGATATACTGCTATTTAGTGTAGAATCATCATATCCGATGCTTCTATTAACAAGAAATCTATTTGCTACCTTTTCAGACATTTCTAAATATAACTCATCATATATGACTCCCCAATCATCATGAATCTTTTCAACTTCTAAGTCATCGACAAACATTGTGACACTCTTGAGAATGTGACGACCAAGTTGATCGGCGTAATTACCATTTGTTAAACCAGGCATGTTTATACGCAACCACATGTTACTCAAGAGGTCTCCCATGTTGGTGGGATTAAATTGAACCTTGATACTTTGAGCAAATGGCCATTTGGGAACTTGACCAGGGTTTATAACATTGTGGTTTCTATGATACTTTCTAAATTCAGAATGTCTTTGTGGGGCTTCGTAGTTAAAGAAAGATTGTTCTGGGTCATTGGAAAGTAGAAATGTATCCTGCTTTCCAATAGCTTTTAGGGAAATCTCAGCGGCTTCACCCATACTTACTAGTATTTACATATTTTTAATATCCATTTTCCACATTGTGAGGTGACTCATTTTCATTATACGTTCCAACTCTTCGTTAGCCTGCTTAGCCTCTTTGATTAGGGATTCCACAGACTCTTCTGTGTACTGCACCGTTTTGATGTTGAGGAGATAGTCGTAATTTCCCTCAATTTTCGGGAATGTCTGGGACATTTCGGCCTCGAGGTCCTTTTTCTTCTTCTTGAAGACCACCAGGTCCCCCTCTATGACCATGGAGACAAACTTGGCGCGGTGACCACACATCACAGCCCTCTTCTGTAACACATCTACAAGGTGTGCCTTTCGCTTCTTGTAGTGTTCCAATCGGAGTTCCACAAAGTCCCGGAGAATCTCTTCAGCATTCGCATACTTGTGGATGCCCCGAGTTGGGTGGAAGAGGTGCATGTTCGATGTGTGGAATGTCTTCTTCATTTTGAGGTCTTTCACCAAGTCCTTCCCGGTGTAGCCAAAAATCTCAAAATCCACATCCTCCGTGGTGCTGTTGTTCGTGTAGCCGTTGATCACCTTCTTTTCCACAAGTGTGTCCAGGTACTCCTTGTAGTCTTGGGTCCACCTCCCAGGTGGGAGCTCTGTGACTTTGAGTCTGGAACCAGTGTCCCTGTAGATACCCTCTGTGATCCATAGACCGGTGTCATCTTTGTAGACCCGTCCCTTGAAACCCCTAAACCACGGTTTCATTTCGATTAGGTCTTCACCCCCCAAAGTTCTCTTGATGTTCTCCTTGATATCTTCGGGATTGAAGGGAGGTACGTAACAACTGAAACCCGTACCGATGCCCTCTGTACCATTCACCAGAACCATAGGTAAGGTGGGCATGTAAAAGTCTGGTTCGATGGGGCGTCCATCGTCGTCAAGGTAGTTGAGAATTGCATCATCCTTGGGATCGAAGAGTTTTCGGGCCTCCTTGGTCAACTTGGTAAAGATATATCTCGTTTGAGATGCATCCTTCCCACCCATCAGTCTAGTTCCAAACTGACCACATGGTTCAAGGAGGTTGATGTTATTGGACCCTGTGTAATCATTCGCCAACTTGACGATTGTATCTGCGAGGGAGACTTCACCGTGGTGGTAAGCACTCTTTTCAGCCACATAGGCTGCCAATTGTGCCACCTTCATCTCATCCTTGAGGTTCTTCTGAAAACAGGAATACATAACCTTCCGCTGTGAGGGTTTGAGACCATCAGCCACGTGGGCGATTGATCGCTTCAGGTCTGCGAGACTGAAGTTCACTAGATCCTTGTGAACAAAGTCTGTGATGTCAAGTTGCTTCACATTCCCATAGGGAACCTCAAGTTCCGAAGCCTCTTTGGCTGTACTGTCAAGGAGCCAGGTCTTCCGTGAATCGGCCATCTTCTTGTCAAATGCGAGAACGATCGACGTGTCAGTCATCACATCCATATCAAACTTGACTGTGAGATCCTGAATCTTCTTGAAGTAGTCCCTCGCTTCCGCGGATGTTGAGGTACCCAAACCCTTGTAGTACTTGATTTTCCACCCAGCCTTTCCAGATCCATACCAGGTTCGGAAAGCCGAGTCAGTATAAAAGGACATAGACTCCGAACCCTTCGTAGCCTTGATGATTGGGGTCACCATAGAAACCACGAACCCCAACTTGAGCAGACTTGGCCAAAAGTAATGGATCATGTTTAGGATGAGACCCTTGATGTGGGACCCATCATTGTCTGCATCAGTCATGATCATGAGCCTCCCATAGCGGAGTTCGGACACATCTTTGTAGTCCTTACCCTGTTGGAGACCCAAAATCTTCTTGAGATCGTTGAACTCCTGGTTCGATGAGAGTTGAGCCACTGAGACATCCCTCACATTCTTACACTTACCACGGAGGGGAAAGACACCGTAGTGATCCCTCCCAACCACCGAGAGACCTGCGACCGCCAAGGTCTTCGCCGAATCACCCTCTGTCACGATGAGTGTACACTTTCCAGAGTGTGCGGTACCAGCCTTGTTCGCGTCGTCCAACTTGGGGATCCCTGTAATCTTGGACTTCCGGGCACCGTCAGACTTTTTGAGTTCCTTCATCTCCTTAAACTTCGAGAGTGCCAGGAGTTCATCTTGAATCCCAGTCTTTAGGGCATTCTTGATGAAGTTCTTCGGGGGATCAA